CTCTCAAAGAAACTAAAAGAAAAGGCAAAGGAATATGAAGCCCATTGCAAGTCCAGAGCAGTGCCAGCAAAGCATAAGTATGTCTGCATCTTGGGTGCTTCTCCGGGCGAGACTAAGTATTATAAGAGACTATTTAAAAAGTTGAACCCGAAGAAATTTAATCTACCTTATCCTCAAGAAAGAGGAAAATAATACTTGACTTCTACCTCGACCTCCCTTATAATCTATACATACTTTACCAAGGAGATAGTGTGAATAATATTGGTTATGCTTGTATCAATATGGAGTTGTCTGAACAGCCAAAGTCTCAGCGTGTGACTACCAACAGATCTATGATTAAGCGCACCTTCCAAGAGAAGGGCGTTGCATACGCTTCTGAACTGGCGTTGGCAAACTGCCGAGACCTTCTCACTATCTTGAAGTGGAACGAGGCACACGGGTTCAGGTTCTTTCGTTTATCGTCTGACCTGTTCCCGTGGGCTTCCGAGTATAAGATATCTGACCTACCAGACTTTGACGACATCTGCTTGGCTTTACAAGAGGCTGGCGATTACATCGAAGACCACGGTCACCGTATCACATCCCACCCCGGACCATTCAACAAGTTGACTTCGCCAAGGGAAGAAGTAATCCAAAACACCATCCGTGACTTGGAGACACACGGCGAGGTCTTTGATATGCTTGGCTTGTCCCGCACACCATACAATAAACTAAACATTCATGTTGGTGCTCACTACAACGACAAGCCTATGGCTATTGCCAACTTCAACAAGAACTTCCACAGACTATCAGATGCAGTCAAGTCTCGTCTCACAGTAGAGAACGACGACAAGGCTTCTCTATACTCTACCAAGGAATTGTATGATAGCGTTTACCAAGAGATTGGTATTCCTATTGTCCACGACTTCCACCACCACCTATTCTGTACAGGTGGGCTAGACCAAGAGGAGGCTCTGCTTACTGCTGCTATGACTTGGGGCGACATTACACCAGTCGTTCATTACAGCGAGAGCAGACCCATTGAGCAGAACGATCCCAAGATCAAACCGCAGGCTCACTCTGATTACATCTACAACAAGATTGAGACCTACGGGCTAGATGTAGATGTAATGGTAGAAGCCAAGGCTAAGGAACGAGCAGTACAAAAGTACAAGGAGTTGTGGGGTGAGTAAGAAAGAAATGGTTGACCACCCAGACCACTACAATGCTTCTAGTATGGAAGTCATTGACGCCATCGACGGTCTAGGTTATGCCGAAGGGTTCTGTGTTGGTAGTATCATTAAGTATGTTACCAGATACAAACACAAGAGCGGTGTTGAGGATTTAAAGAAAGCTAAGTGGTACATAGATTATTTGATAAAGAAGGAGAACTAATGAACTTAAAGTTTTATAAAATGCGAGCCAACGCCAAGCTGCCTGTACGGGCTCACAGAACAGACGCAGGTATGGACTTGTTCTATTGTCCCAATGGTAACCGTGGAGTCTGTACGGAAGACAACGGCGACTACTGGATCCCAGCCAGAGGAAGCAGCCTCGTCTCGACTGGGCTAAAGACAGAGATTCCAGAGGGATACATGCTGGAGGTTAAGAACAAGTCAGGCATTGCTTCTAAGCGACAACTAGTTGTGGGTGCCTGTGTCGTTGACCCCGGCTATGATGGGGAGATCTATGTGAATCTGCACAACATTGGTGTGGAGACACAGGTAATCAAGCCGGGAGACAAAATCGCTCAGGCTGTTCTGGTCCCGGTGGTCCATTGCGGCATTGAGGAAACTACCGAGGATAATCTCAACAATGGCTCTTCTCGTGGTGACGGGGGCTTTGGCTCCACAGGTGACCGCTAATGGGGAAACTATCCAAGAAGTTGGGAAGAAAAAAGAAACTTGACGCAAAGAAAGAAGCAGAGGACAAACTCGTTAGGCAAGTCGGCATGTTTGGCTTACGACCTGATTCTTGCTCGACATGCTCCACGCCATTCGACAAAGACAGCAGAGAGATGGCAATGACTTGGCGTGTAATCGTCAGCGAGGAAAAGAAGAGAGTAACCCTAATCTGTCCTGAGTGTCAACAGAAAGTTGACGAGGGCATAGAAAAAGTGTTTGGAGGAAGTGATGACGAAGCAGGAATTTAAGCAGTTTTGTGAAGACAACAACCTACGCTATAAGAAAGATGGATGTGGCGACCCAATCAGTCCAAGTAGGAAAGGACTGAAGACTGACCAGATCTATTGGACTGGCGAAGAGGAGCTTGGCATATATGCCGAGAGAGAAACGCAAAAGAAGTTTACCTTCTTAAAGCAAAAGTTACTCAGAGAATATGGTCTTCGCCTTAATCAAGAGGGTGACACAGACGCTACATTCGTCGCCACGAAAGAGCAAGCAATCAAAGTAGCGTCCTTTCTTGGGTGTGCAAAGAATGCCGTATCACAAGAGACAAGGGACAAGATGAGTCGATTGCTTAAAGAGAGGTTGTACAGTGACTAGTTTAAGTTTTGATGATGTTTTATTGGTGCCTCAATATTCGGACATCGAAAGCAGGCGAGATCTATCAACCGAAAACAAGCTGGGCGACATAGAGTTGCGCTTGCCTATTATCTCTAGTCCAATGGACACCGTGACTGAAGACAAGATGGCTCTTGCGATTGATAATCATGGCGGTCTTGGCATCGTTCATCGCTACAATACCATCGAGAAGCAGGCAGAAATAGTCAACAAACTCAGTGCTTCAGTTTGCAAGAACATAGGCGCAGCAATTGGGGTTACTGGAGACTACCTTGAGAGAGCGCAAGAGTTGGTAAATCAAGGTACTAATGTCCTTTGTGTTGATGTGGCACATGGTCACCACTCTATGATGAAAGTGGCTTTGAGCAACCTCAAAGAAGTCTTTGGCGGCAGAGTTCATCTCATGGCTGGCAATGTTGCGACAGGCAAAGGAGCCTGCGATCTTGCAGAGTGGGGAGCAGACAGCGTAAGGGTTGGTGTCGGCGGTGGCTCTATCTGTTCAACCAGATTAGTAAGTGGACACGGTGTTCCAACATTCCAATCAGTTATGGACTGCGTTGATGCTGGCTGTCGTGTCCCAATCATCGCTGATGGTGGCATGAAAACCAGTGGGGACATTGTAAAGGCTCTGGCTGCTGGGGCTGACTTTGTTATGCTTGGCTCAATGCTGGCAGGAACAGACCAAGCCCCCGGACAGGTTTTTGACGCAGGTGATAAAAAATATAAAGTCTACCGTGGTATGGCGTCAAGCGAAGCCCAAGTCAACTGGCGAGGCAAGACCTCCACACCAGAAGGTATCTCTACAACAATCCCATACAAAGGTGATGTGAATACGATCTTGGCTGACCTCAAAGGCGGTATCCAAAGTGGTATGTCTTACTCAGGTGCTAGAACAATCAACGCCCTGCAAGCTAAGGCTCGCTTTGTTCAGCAGACAACAGCAGGTCAGGCTGAGAGTTTCACTCACATTCTAATGAGGAACAAATGAACGAAGCCCTCCACCCAGATGCAAATTCGGAGTATAAACAATTGTGCTTTACCTGTCCCAACAAGTCTCATGCGGATTTGAAGATTAGGTTGGCATATGATGGGTTAAGTCAGGGTGCTCTATTCAGAGTACTCATGCTTGGCTATGTTCAGCAAGATGAGAATATAATGAACTTCATTGATAACTTCAAAGAAAAATATGGAGTACAAAGAGAAAGATATGTTAAAAAGTCAAAGCGGATTCGATCCAAGGGTGTGCAAGCAACAAAAGACTTTGCACTTGACCCGGAAGAATTGGAGGACATCTTTGATTTAATTGCACAGGAGCACCCGGACCTATGAGAGAATGCTGTAGAAAATGTTTAGAGTATGATGTATCATGCCCAATAGAAAACTCAGATTGTAGACATTGGATAGATTATGAAGATGATTCTAACTGTACCCTAATCGCCGTTGAAAACCATGAAGACGGGAAGATGACATTGCGAGAAGTGTCCAGCAGGCTGGGGGTTT